GTCATTCATGCCTTCTATATGATAACCATCACCTAAATTTGCTCCGCATAAAGCAAAATTATCTGAACCAAAATATAAATATATTTTAAATTCACCAGCTCTATTAACCTCTGCGTTTCCCCTTAGTCCTATACTTCCAGTCATTGTATCTGGTAATACTATAGTTGATATACAATTTTTATACCATTCATCTCCCCTGTCTATGTAAACAGATGTTCCTATGTCTCCACCTTTGCTTCCATCTAAATAAAGAGTGGTTCCATAAAACTCTAAAGTAACATTTGATGCAGTTGCTGTTGTGTTTACAGTAGATATACTACCTGGCTGTTCGCCTACCTCTGACCCATTAAGAGTTGCTATAGTAAACCCGTATGGACTAGTATGCACTTGTCTTACTATTGAATTTTCAGGAATACCAGATCCTCTGACAATCATACCTGCTTTTATTTTACCATTTACTATATTTGTACTATCGCAAGTCAATACTGCACTTCCATCAGTGTCACAAGTTGAATCAGATACATAATCCATATACTTTAATTGTTTCGTACCTGTCGTATTCCCAAGACCTACATTTATCATAGTCTTTCTATTGATAGCAGAATGAACCTCACCCCTTGTTCTTACCCTTGCATTGGGTCCTGCGTCTAAAGCTGTAACTGTTTGCCCTTGGTCAAACCTATTCATATCTGACACTTTTGCCGTATTCGAAGATTGATATCCTCCATCAAATGATGTTAATACCTTGCCCTTAGTATCGTCAAAATAGCTTAACACATCACCTTCTTTAGCTTCAGTTTTCGGTATGTCGGGAGCCCTATTCTTATTAGGTGTGTTAAATGATGTGACTTGCCTAGATTTATTAACAGAGCCACCCCTTCCGTAGCGTTTATTTAATTTGGATGTATCTACTTTAAAAAATCCCATTAAGTTGCAGATACCTTTCCATAAAGCTCTCTATACTCAATAGACACATCATTAATATCTATTTTAGTAAAAACGCTAGTTGGTCCATTGAATTTTAATGTCATACTTTGGCATTCTACAGGAGTGGTAAATGTAAATTTATGAATTTCCCAACTTGTGGCTTGATCTAAAGTATTATTAGATATAGCTGTAGAACCATCACCGTCATATGTTACAAAGCTAGTTCCACCATTTGTAGAATAGCTTAAAAAATTAGATACACTACCACTGTCAGAATGTTTATAAGTTATGTATATATTATACACTTTTTTCTTTTTTCCTGGTGTACCAAAATCAAAATCTTTTGTTGAGAATACAAATGCATTAGAAGTTTGACTATCTGATTGCCATGACCTAATTGTTACAGTGTTTGATGCTTCTGAAGCATATATTAAATCTCCATTCCAATCGTAATCAAAGTTAGATGCGATACCACCACTAGTTAACCTGTTCTTTCCGTACCAAAACGATTGAGTTTCCATGTCATAAACAATTATATCTGCTCCATTCCCACCGAATGTTGTATCATTAGTTGTACTACTACAATCTATATTAATAATAATCTCTTTATCTTTTTGTGAATACCCTATAATAGAATTAGCAGTTATTAATTTACCCCAAGCATTAAAACTATAGTCGTCTGTGCCATGACCGTTTAAAATCTTTCCTTCAGATAATTCACCTATACCGCCACCCTCTTGATAAATATAAAGACCATTAGGGTTAACCCACATAAGACCAAAATCTGCTTTGAATACAGCAGCAGGGTGTAAAATACCCATACCTTTATGTGTTGCCTCTAAATACCAACCCGCTGGACTTGAATTAGATATGTTTATTATATATAAAGTGTCAGGCTTGTAAGCAAATAATCTATCGCCAACCGCTTCTAATTTGATATAAGGTTCTGCATCTCCCTTTACAACATCTATAAAATTACTCGATGGAAATACATCTGGTTTGTTAACAGGCGAATACATAATTCTATCTGCTTCTTGGACTTGCACACCATCCGCTCCCGTCATTTTTACATTTGCAACAAACATTCTTCGATTTGTGAATATTGCTGTTTTATATCCATCCCCAGCGTTACCTATAATAAGTGGTCCATCGCTACTTCTATAGCCATTTAATGTTGCGTATGTGTCTATAGGTGGGTCTGGTATAACGATAGTTGATAAAAATTGATTACTACTAGCTCCAGCCGTCCAACTATTAAAACTATCTCCTAATTTTGATCGTATTCCATATGCATGATTATCTGATGATGTTCCAGTTATGTCTACATCAACTAATAAATTCCATTCACCTTGCACTGATTTAGATTCACCAGAGCTAGACAGAGATGAAGAATATTTCCAATATATTCTTGCACCCGTTAACCTTGCATCGTAATCAGTTGCTCCACCTGCATTAGCTGCATAAACAGTAACTTTTAAAGCCCTGTCTTCAGAAACACTTGATGAATCAAGGCCATCATTACAAATACTTACAGCGGACTCTTGGTTTCCGTCATATACAAATGATATACCAAATACATAATCTGCTGTCTGCCAAGTTCCTGTTACATTGTCGGTAGATGAAACCGCAAAATTGAACTGACCATTATCGTAAGTAGCGCTTTCTACCAAAGTGTTTTGATTGGCATTTGCTGTTGGTGCTGGAAGATTATTAGAACCTGCATAAAATCCTGCCCTATCCCTACCTAACTGACTACGCTTCACATACATATAGTATTTAATTGTACTCGCATTAGATAGGTTAGTATCCGCTACTCTAATACCGTTATTTATAGGAGTAATGATTGGTAAACAATCTGTTTGGTCACTACTTACATCTACACTAACAGTTGCCCAAGAATTATTTGTATAATCCCAAAGGTTTAATTCACCACTTTCATCTACTACAGCTAAATAATGCTCACCTGTATTAGTCCCACTTTCATTGTAATCTAATTCAAAATGCTTGAACCCATAACCAGCAGAGCTTGCAAGATCTGTACTAGCTAATGTGTTAATAGATTTATCTGACGCAGAATTATTTACCTGACGAGGCGTACCACTACCATTCCCCATAGTACGGATAGAGCCAACCCGATCACCCATAGCATCCTGTGAGTAGCCGAGTTGGTTATCCTGTATATCTCTAGGGTTAGCCTGTGAATTTATTCCACCAGAAAAGTCTCTTAATACTGCAACCGACCTAGGCATTACTTCATATTCAAGGCTTTTTTCATTTCTGCGACTATCTTATCATCAGCTTCAGTTTTAGTCATATCAGCTACTAGATCTAATACAAATAGCAATGTACTAGTTACGCCAAATCGTCTTAAAATCTGGGCTAATAACTTTCTTAGCATTTTAGTTGCCCAAGCGTTTAGTTTTACTCTTGCCATTTATCTACCGTTTTTTGCCTTCCCAAAGTTTGCACCTATAAAATTGATAATATCTAAAGCCTTTTGGATTATTTTATCATCGCTTTTATTTGGTGTCATTGAAGCAAGAATAGCAAAGCCACCGACTATGCTACCTGCAGCTGTAATAAGTTCCATATAGTTTTCTGATAAGAAACTAATCATTTCACCCATTTTAACCCCCGTGTTTGTTTGTGTTCATTCGATCAATACTGTCTCCCATATCCATTTCGGAGAAACCAATTTGATCTTTTCGTATTGCAGTAGCCCATTCTCCACCCGCTCTAACAATAGCATTGGGTTTAGAAACCACTCTTGATAATCCACCCTTTTTACAAGAAGAGCATTTACTACCTACAAGTGGATCTTCTGAGGATGTTACCATCATATTAGAATAGATATCCTCTAGATTGCCACATTTTTTACATTTATATTCGTATAAAGGCATTTTAAGTCCTTAATTCTTTTTTAATTTTAATTATTATATATACTAATGTCGCCACTGAGACGAGCATTTGCAAAACCATTGGTAAGTTTAGCCACCATACACCAACACCTAGAACTCCATTGCCAACAGTTTTTACTGAATCAACCATTATTATAATTATCCCCCTTTCCCATTTATCCGTCCTTTTAAATATGCTAAATCATCAGTAACATCATTTAATTCTTTGACAACATCTTCTCTATGTCTTTGGCTTGTATCGTCTGATTTATTCCATCTGTCTAGCATTTTTAAAACAATGCTTTCTACATTTGACATTTTTGTTTCAGCTTTTGCCATTGCTTGTCTAATTTGATCTAAATCTTCATTTTGTGATTTTTGGCTTTTCATTAAATTTACTATCATCATAATAAATAAAAATACTATTACACCTATCGCACCATATTCTGCATATGTTTCCATCATCTTTTTATACCCAACCTTTGCATCAAGCTTTTATTTTCTTCTTCTAATTTTTGTATGTGTTGTGTTTCCATACCTTCAATAGAAGCGTTTAAGACAACAACTTTATCTTCTAAGTCTTGAATTCTTCTTTCTTGCTCTGCGAATTTCATTTGCGCTTGGTACCAACTGCCAACCACAATCGCAACACCAACCATCGCCTTGATAAGAAAAGCAATCGAAATATGGATTTGAGCATCTTCACTAATACCTTTCGACATCTATTTCAAACTCCGTAGTGTCTGGTGGTAATTCAGTTCTAATTCCAAGTCTTTCCTCAAACTTGTTTACAGCAGGCTCAAGAGTCCCCTTTGCATCCGCAATTATTATCGCAATTGCAGTCACGCATAATGTGTAAAACCATGTCATTTTTTCCTATCCCTTAATCTCATTACTTCTATTTCTATTCTTTTAATTTTCTCGTCCTGCCTAACATCACTAGGTATTGGCAGATCCTGCATCGCTTTCATTTCTTCAATAGCAGTCTCATTTCCTTGCGCTTGATGTTCAAGAAAACTAATTCTAGTATTTAGTTGTCCATATCCCCAGACCATTGCAGCTATAAAGCCTACAGCTTGAATAAGCATGGGTAAGCTTATATTCAAACTTGAGTTTTCACCTATTGGCTTATCCATTATCTTTACACATACAATATATACCAACTGCTAATACAGCAACTGCTATTATTCCTAAAACTGTTTCACTCATTAATTTATCACTTCCTTTGTGGTAAACGATCTTTGATAGTTAGTCATTGCATCTACACGCTCCCATTGTTCGTGAAGCTCGCAATATCTTACAGGTTC